TACCACATACAATTTATTAAGAAAAAATGAAGAGTTAGAAGATGCCATCAATCAGTTTTATGGTCGAACAAATGCGACCGTAAGACTGATGAGGCATTTGGATAATCGTCAAATCTTTGAACAAGATGACGAAGTAGGATCTGTTTTTAAACAATTGGTAGAATGCACGGATTTACTTTATGCATTCGTTACGGAGATACGTAATGGCGACAACAACCCCGACAAGGAAGAAGAACGATAAGGTTTATTTCACCGAAGAAACTGAAAAGGCGATAATCGCATACAATAAATCTGACGATTTAGATGTAAGAGAACAAATATTTAGAACTAAAATTCAAGGACCGCTTGATAAGCTAGCAGAAAATGTTATCAATCGGTTCAAATTTCCATATATGGAGGGTACCTTCGATGAAGTCAAAGCGCAGGTAGTCTCCTTTCTGGTTATCAATTTACACAAATTTACCGAAGATAAAGGTAAGGCGTTCTCGTATTTTAGTGTAATTGCCAAGAACTACTTGATTTTACACAATAACAACTCCTATAAGGAAGAAAAGCGAGTACTATACTTCTCAGACCAAACCGAAGATTCCTTCACATTAGAAGAAATGCTTATAGTAGAACCAGAGACACGGGATTCTACAGTAGACATGAAGGAATTCTTAAAACTGTTGGTAGAATACTGGGAATTTAATCTCGACAAGTTTTTTAAGAAAAAGAGAGATAAGGAAATTGCGGCCGCAATAGTCAAACTTATCGAACGCATCGACAATATTGATAATTTCAATAAAAAAGCATTGTACTTAATGGTTAGAGAGATGACTAGCTACAAGACAGCCCATATCACTAAGGTTATCAATAAGATGCGTCCTCAAATATTAAAGATGCTTGGGGAATTTAGGCGTAATGGACATTTATCAGACCCAACCCAGTATTTCTCATATAAAAAGTAAATCCTATCTATTTATAATATAGGATTTTAAGGGGGTCTTTATGGATATTAATTCTGAACTGTATGATGGTAAAAGTTTAGCTGATATTTTTACCGAAATACACAAAAATACTGACAGTAAACGGGCACAAATTAACTCGTTTATTATGAAAATGGTTCAACTCATCCGTACTCCAGAAGATGCGGCTGTGATTGGACCTATTGTGCAGGGATTCTTAGAAGTGAATGTCAAAAATGACGAACATTTGGTCCGTGTCGCACAAATTGCTCAACGAATCGTATCTGTTGGGGTCAAGTCCAACGCATCTCTAGAGGGACTACTATCAGAATCAGAAAAGGAAGCACTCTTAAAGGATATAACCACAGAAATCCAAGACCTTCAAGAAGATGTAAAGGACTTGGATGATGTGTTTGCGGAGAAGTAAGTGTCATCTTTTGGACCGACTGCATACAACATAGATATTAACCAGCTGGGAGCTTCACAGTTTCCACGGTTTTCTATCACTCAACCGACCCCATATCAAGACGGGTTGGTTGAGGATATTATTTTAAATGAGGTACATCCTCAATACGCTAATGATGGAAGTAATGTTGGCATGGTACAAATACGGTTTATTCCAGGTGACCGTGGTGTTCCAAAAGACAAATTAAACTGGGCAGCTCCGATAGATTCCAGCATACGAGAATATCCATTAAAAAATGAGCTAGTATTAGTATTTTATTCGTTGGGTAGACTGTTTTATACTCGTAGAATTAACTCCACAAACAAAACTACGGAAAGTTCTTGGCCAGGATTAAGTCAACGATTTTCACCACAAGTCAGAGCAAGTAATAAGAGTGATGCAGCTCAACTTGCAGCTCAAGGAGGGACTCCATATAGACCGTGGGGAATGAAACAACAATTCAGTTTGGGTGACGAGTTTAGTGAAAACCCCTCCGTTCGTATGGTTCGTCCAAATGAAGGAGATTTGATAATAAACGGAAGATTTGGAAACACCATACGATTCGGATCTAGTCTATTTAGTAAACCAACCACGGCTACTCCACAAGCAAATCTAATATTTTCTGTGGGGCAAAGTCCGAATAAGGTCACATCAATTGATATTGACAATGATGGTAAAGAAGAAACAGTAGCAAGCGGCCCATACGGATTAACTTACGAAGATATTAACAAGGATAAAAGTAGTATTTGGATGGTAGTGGATGAAAAAATAGTATTAAATCCGGCCACTAAATCCAGTATATCTCATCTACGGTCAGCTGAATCATCGGATTCTACGAAATACACCGGTGCACAAATCTTTATCAACTCTGACCGAGTTATTTTGAATAGTAAAACTAACGAAATATCTCTGTTTGCAAAGAAGGAAATCAATTTAAGTGCGGTAGAATCAATTACTATAGATTCCGATAAATCTGTCTTTATTACCGCAGAACGAGACATAGAAATCTCCACTCCAAGAGATTTAGTACTTTCGGGTCGTTCTATTAGTCTAAATGTAACAAACGATATTTCCCAGGGAACCTCAGGAAACTACATAATATCGGGTAAAAAGATATTTATAGGGGCGTCACCAAACGACACAACACAGCCAATGGTGTTGGGCGGTGAGTTAGCAGCATGGTTAAGCGATTTAGTTCGGGCATTATCAACTGCTACGGTGTTAACATCGACTGGACCGGCGTTTTTCAATCCAACGGTTACAGCAAAGTTAGTTGAATTATTAACAAAGTTGGGTGTACCGGGTATACCTCAATCGGCTATATTCAATAGTACTAGTAACTTTACTTCTAAAACTAACGACTGATTATGGCAATACCAAGTAATTTATTACCCATAAATAATCCGATTAGAACAGAGGTAGAAGAACTTCCAACTATATCACTACCAACTGCCAGTATTGTAGGAGTACCAAATAATTTATTACGAGTTAACACAAGTGATATTTCTGGGTCACTTCAGTCATTGACAGGAAATATACCAACAGTTAATGCACCAGAGATACCACAGTTTCCAATATTAAACACGGTTATCCCAGATAGATTATTTACCACGGGAAGCCTTGACCAAGTTAGAGCACGAACATTAAATGTAGTAAGAACATACATTAACGGATTACCGGCATTACCAACAATTCCAACGATACCAACGTTAGTAATTCCAAAACCAAGAATACCGTCTTACGGACAAATTAAAAACTATATCAAAACTAAAATAGATAGAATTAAACAACGAAGACAACAAGCATCAGTAAAAGCATTAGATGCAGAACTTAAGAAACAAGAAAATCCGTTCAAGTATCGACAATCGTTAAAAAATCAAGCAACAAAAAATACGATTCTTGGACGATTCAATAACCAGTAGAGGGTAATAATATGGACAAAGCATTGTTTAGAGCATATGTCAAAGAATTAGTCAAAGAACAAATCGAAGAATCAGTTGAAAAAGCCGTAAAAAAGATTCTTCCAGAAGTTCTTGGCGAAGCTGTTGCGGAAATCAAGGGTAGTCAGCCAAGTAAGGTAAACGAAGTAGCTACAGCTAAACCAAAACTGTCTCGTAGTCAACTCGCAGCAATGATGGGATTGGAACGCCACGGTGATACCATTACTGCAACATCAAAAAATGTTGGTCCAGTAATGCAAGCTCCAGCAGGTATGACCGAAGATAATCCTACATTACAAGCTATCAATAGAGACTATTCTGCTCTAATGAAAGCAATGAAGTTGACCTAATTGGAGATATAAATGGCTCAGAAGTTTATCGGTGTCACATTACCAATCCGTTTGGGACAAACAGGAATGTTTGACCAATCTACCACGGTAATTCAACAAGTTCGTTCTAACTTTAAGAATTTAATTCTTACAAAAAAAGGTGAACGAGTTGGACAACCCGATTTGGGATGCGATTTATGGAAAATTTTATTTGAGCCATTGACCGAAGAAACACTAGAAAATACTAGATTAGCAGTAGCGGAAGCAGTAGACCGATGGTTACCATTTATAGAATTGACAGATTTTCAAATTACTAAAACAGATGATGAAAATATTATAAGTATAAGATGTTTATACAGATTCAGAAATAACCCAAATGTAACAGACCAAATAACAGTAGCAGCACAACAATTTGGTGCACCAACGGTTGGGTTTACAGAAGTTCCAGAAAACGCGGTACCTACACAACAAGAAATTACAGCACTTGAAAACGCTCGTCGTATTAGAAGACTTAATTAATTTGGAGTTTTAAATGGCAACGAACCAATCAGTAATCATACAACCAAGACCAAATGTCAAGCAAATTAATTATGTCTCAAAGACTTTCACGGACTTTAGACAAAACTTAATAGAATTTGCGAAAGCATATTATCCAGACACATACTCTGATTTTAATGAAACATCACCTGGTATGATGTTTATTGAAATGGCATCATATATCGGTGATGTCCTTTCATTTTATATTGATAATCAATTCAAAGAAAACTTATTGGCATATGCAGAACAACAAGAAAATGTTATTTCTATTGCTCAATTTCTTGGATATAAACCAAAATTAGTTTCACCGTCTACAACCGTAGCAAGACTATACCAATTAGCACCAGCAATTCTTGATAATGGTGTGTATATCCCAAACCCAAAATATTTGGTCAAAGTAGCTAGAGGAAGTACATTCGTTACAAGTGGACAAACATCAGTTCAATTTAGATTGAGTGAAGATGTAGATTTTTCAGACATCACAGCCGAAAATTATATAATTAATACATTTACTGGTGGTGGTAATCCTGACACATTTATTGTTAGTAAACCTGCATTATTGGTAGCGGCTGAGGAAAAAACTACTACATTCTCTTTTGGAAGTGCGCAAAAATTTACCTCTGTGTTAATGCCAGAAGAATCAATTATTGACATTGAAAGTATTGTTGATTCAAACGGAAACACTTGGTACGAAGTAGACTATTTAGCACAAGATGTTATTATGGACGATTTGGATGTTACAGATAACGGCGAAACAGGAATTTTACCATCATCTAGATTACGACTTCGTAAGGTTCCACGCAGATTTGTAACTAGATTGAATAGAGATTCACGAATGGAGCTAGTATTTGGTTCTGGAACTGACAATGAAGCGGAAGTCAATACTACATTGGACTCTAGACAAGTAGCAAATTCTCAATATGGTAATACTATAGAAAATACATTAGGTAACGTGGCTATTAATAATGTAAATTTTCTGAATAGTAATGCATACGGTATAGCACCAGCAAACATAACACTAACAGTAACTTATTTGGTTGGTGGCGGAGTAAACACTAATACGCCATCCAACACCATTAACAGAGTATCACAAGTAACGACATTCAATGATACTACTGACTTCACCAGCGCAGAACTTGACCAATTTAATGCAGCTGTACAAAGTATCGTTATAAATAATGAATTACCTGCAGCAGGCGGTGGCGAAGGTGAATCTATAAATGAAATTCGTGAAAATGCATTAGCATTCTTCAATGCACAAAATCGTGTAGTTACCGTAGAGGATTACGCAGTTCGGTCATATGCCCTTCCTGCAAGATTTGGTCGTGTAGCAAAAACATTTGCGGTCAGGGATGAACAAATTAATAGAATATTAGCAGCACAAAATGATAGAGTATATGTGGATAACCCCGTTCGTCCAAATACTATCAATTTATATACATTAGGCTATGATTCTAACGGCAACCTAGATGAACTAAATACATTAGTTAAAGAAAATCTAGTACGATATCTTGAACAATTTAGAATGTTAACTGATGATGTTAATATTTTAGATGCGTTTATTATCAATATTGGAGTTCAATTCGATATTTCCGTACTAAGAAATTATAATGTAAACGATGTTCTTGCACGAAGTATTGGTGCAGTACAAGATTTCTTCGATACTAGTAAATGGAATATCAATCAACCTATTATTTTAGCAGACCTATCATACAATATTGGATTGGTAGAAGGAGTACAAACAGTAAAGAGTGTTCGTGTATTTAACAAATACGAATATCAAGATGGAGTAGGATACCAACCATATCGATATGATATCAATGAAGCAACTATCAACGGGGTTATTTATCCAAGTCTCGACCCAAGTATCTTTGAGTTGAAATATCCAACAACTGATATTATAGGAAACGCTACCCAATGAGAACCATACTAACCGCCAGTAAGGATACCACCTTATACCAAGCTTATCTTAACAACAATACTGGTTTAGATGAAATACTTGAAATAGGTAAGGTCATAAATATATCCGAACCTACCAGTTCAACTGCATATGCAACTGGGTCCGTTCGTTCTTTACTCTACTTTGAATTACCAACCACAGCAAGTGTACCAGCAACCGCTAGTTATTTCTTGAACTTAAAGTTAGCAAACGCAGATAATGTCAAAAGAAATCAAGAAATTCTTATTTATCAAGTTTCTCGTTCATGGGATGAAGGTAGTGGATTCTTTTATCAAGATATAAAAAATGTAGAAGATGGTGCATCGTGGGTAAGATGTACCTCTGCGGTGTCGTGGAGTAACGCAGGTGGTGATTTCTTAACGGGGTCAACCAGTCAAAGTGTCGTTCTATCATCATACCCACTTCAAGATATTCGTGTAGATGT